CTATTTTCGACGCTCCTGAGCGGACTTGCTGAGCCGTTTCCGGTTCGCCTGCCGGCGGTAGTAGGCCACCATTTCAGCACTCTGCCCGGTGACTGCCTGGATCTCGGCATCGCCGCACCCAGCCTCGGCCAGTTCGACCACTGCAAGCTTCCGGAGGCCGTGCAGCGTGTAGGGCGCGCCTCTGTCCCCGAGAGTCGCGCGCCACGTCCTGAATGCCTTCTCGATGCCATCGTACCCCACTGGTTCGCGCAGGTTCTTCGCGAGGATATGGGCGCCGCCCTTGGGCTGGGTCGACAGAAAATCGCGCAACGGCGCAGGGCAGTAGACGTCGAATTCCCTGCGACCTTTCTCGTCGGTGACCGTCATCCACTCGCCCGCGAAATGGTCATGCCGCATGGCGATGGCCGCGCTCGGGCGTTGACCGGTGTAGCGGATCAGCGCCGCAGCGATCTGGACGTTCTGCGGGGCGCTGGTCAGCTTCTTCAACATCCACTCCGGCCACGGCGCGTATTCACGGGCAGGCTTGTAGGCTGCCAGCCCCTTGGCCGGGTTCTGCCCCATGGGCCAGTCCAGTTCCCGTTCGGCATAGTTCCAAAGCAGGCTGACGGTTTGGGCATAGCGACTGGCCTTCCTCGGGGTGTCGGCCAGTTTTTCCAGCGCGGCCCGAACCGCCTGCCGTGTGGTCCTGCGCATGTCCTTGGCGGCGTTCTTCTCCAGGATCGCGTCCATGGTGCGCCGATAGCTGGTCTTCGTGTTGGCCGCGAGCTTGCCTTGCCCTTTGACTGAATCGCGCCGCCACGCTTCCACGCATTCCTGCCAAGTGTAGCGCGCGGGTGCCTGCTGGGCTTCGTGCTTTCCGGACTGCGCCAGCCAGTAGAGGCGGTCCAGTTCCTCGGGATCACCCTTCCATGCCAAGGCCGTCTGCCTGGCCCTCTGATGACCGTTTTCCGTCCAGGTGACCCGATAGACCGGGATCCACGTGTCGCCCTTCCAGCGCCAAAGGAGGCGTGGCTTGGTGATCCGTGGTTTTGGCGGTCTCATAGTTCGAAGCCCTCGTCGGGAAGTGCGGCGGTTCCGTCCAGTGTCGCCCGGAGCTGGTCGACCCGCCAGCGATCAAAGCTGCCGATCCGGACCGGGCGGGGAAGGGCGCCCTGGCTGACCAGACGGCGGAAGTCCGTCACCGGCATGTCGAGCATGGCCGCGGCGTGCTTTTCTCTGACAGCTATGGGTGACAACTCGGCCATCGGTCTACTTCCTCGCCGTCCGCGCCTGGTGTTCCAGCTCGGTGACGGCGAGGATGGTGGGCTTCAGCTCGGCTGGGGCAGCATCGTACCCACGGCCGAAGCGCCCGTTCAGGCGCCCTAGCTGGGCGAACGGGTGTTCGTTCAGGTCGGAGAGTTTGCTCCTGGTCATCATGGTTACCTCGAAACGTCGATATTGAGCGGTTGGCGTACATGGGCGGCCCGAATTGAGGTGCGTCGCATCCTGCCGAAAAATACTCGTAACGTATACTTGTGTAAATACGTACAGCGTATATTGCCAGAGATTTATCCGCGCAGTATGAGTTCGGCTGTGTTAGAACGTACCAAGAACATTGGGGGGTTGGGGGATGCAGGCAGAATATGCCCGTCAGGTCTTGGCTGGAGCGCGATATCTTGTGACCGGTGAAGGTGAATCGACTATTCTTGATCGCTCTCCAGGAGCGTCAGAAGCGCGGCGCGCCGTTTTGGCGTTGCTGCGCGAAAGGCTTCAAGAAAGCGTTGCTCGAGCTCAGGAATGCCAAAGAGCTCAACGGTATTGACCCCGAGGGCCTTTGCTATGCTGTCAGCGACGGCGAGGGAGGGGTTGTTGGTCCCGCTCTCTATTCTGGAAATGGTCGCCTGCTTCACACCGGCGGCCTCCGCCAGCTTCGCTTGGGACCAGCCCCTGTGTTGCCGTATCCGCTTCAGGTTTTTCATAGCTTCTGTGTTTCAGATGGGCACGATTCCGGCCATACCCGCATCCGGATAAATATTCGTTGAGCGGATTGACCAATTCATACGCTGAGCGTATTTATTGGCCATGGTCACACTCGCACAGTACCTCAAATCCAGTGGTTTAACGCAAAAGGCGTTCGCGGAAGCGGTTGGTGTCAGCCAGCCGACTGTGAACCGCTGGCTCAGTGGATCCAAGCCGTCCTGGGAAAAAGCGGCTGCAATCGAGCGTATCACGGGCAAGCAAGTGCCGCTTTCGGCATGGGCTGATGCAAAAACGGAGGCCAGTGCATGACCTCCGTTTCTCCCTTTCCCGGTTCCGTTCCAGTTCGCACGTCACGGGGCGATCATAGGGCGGACGGTGTGGAAAGATCTTGCCAGAAGTGCACGGGGTCGGCGGAGGAGCGGGCGCTGAAGAAGCTGGTCGTGAAGGCGCTGTGGACGGAGTTTCCTGGGCACCAGAGCGAGAAGGGGCTGGCCGAGGAGGCCTGTCACTATTTCCGGGACAAGAAGGGCGATCCGATCTCGCCTCGGACGGTGCGGTACTGGCTGCGGGAAGAGACGCTGCCGAGTGCGGTGCACCTGTCGGCGCTGGTGATCATGCAGCCGGCGATGTTCCTGGGCCACTGGCTGGGGCGTGGTGACAAATGATCCGGACCACCTTTCACGCGGCCGCCCATTGGGGCGCGCACGCCCTTCTTGCCTTTTCGCGCCGGCCGATGCGCCGGGGCCGGGCGCGGCGGGCGGCCCTGATGCGCCGCGCCGCGGAAAAACTTTTCACGCTGGGCAAGGGGGCGGCCTGATGATGGCGCTGCCGGCGATCCCCGACTGGCAGGCCCCGGGCGTGGCGGCCTGCGAACGCGCGGGCCTTGTCCGGCGCTCTGCGGCTTTCGCGGACGTGGCCAAGGTGGCCAAGGGCCGACTGGTCTATCTCGCGATGCCCTGGGCCGGGGACCTGGCGGTGGACGACTATGGCGTCGGCTGGGACCTCGATGCCGCCATCGCGGCGGGCGAGGTTGCGGCCTGGCATGCAAGGGCGCTGGCCCTTCTGGGCGTCTGCGCGGTGCCTGTGGCCGCGATCCAGTCGCTGATGCTGCAGCTCGACCTGGTCGACCCGCAGCTGACCCCCAATGACACGGTCTTCTGGACCGGCTGGACGATGCCGCTGCAGCGGGCCTGCGCGGTGGTGGCGGTCCTGGCCGTTCCCGGCTGGGACGACAGCCCCGAGGTCTGGGCGGTTCTGCGCGCCGCGGTCGCCGTGAACGTGCCGGTCCTGGTGCTGGAGGACGCAACATGACCGAGGGCCAATTCTGGATCGTCTGCAGCCTGCAGGGCCGCGCGCCGCGCACCGCGCATGACAGCCGGGAAGAGGCCGAGGGCGAGGCGCAGGAGCTGGCCCGGCAGAGCCCCGGGCGGACTTTCGTCGTGCTGGAGGCCGTCACCGGCTTTTGCGCGCTGGTGGCGCCGCCGCAGCGGCTGTCGCTGGTGGAATGCCGGCCGGTCTTTGTCACCGGCGAGATCGACTTCTGAGGGGGGCGGGGCATGAATGCGGCATATCTCTCGGTGGTGGGCGGGGACGAGGATCTGCCGGTCTATCCCTTCACCAGCGACGACCGGCTGGACAGCCACTGGTTCATGCCCTGGCACCGGCAGCGCTGGCTGAACAGCGAGATGCGCCTGAAGGGCACGCCCGAGGCGCGGGCCTATTACTTCGACCTGATCAACATATCCTATGGGCATTCGCCCATCGGCACGCTGCCCGACGATACCGAGCAGCTGGCCAAGTTCGCGATGTGCGATCACGCCCACTTCGTGAACCTGTGCCGGCTGCCCTTTGGGCCGCTGCATCGCTGGAAGCGGTGCATCTGCGATGGCGACGACGCCGGCGAGGGCACGGTCAGGCTCTATCACCCGACGGTGCTGGCGATGATGCGGGACGCGATGGCGCGGAAGGAAGACAACCGCGCCCGGAACGACCGGGCCAGCGCCAGCAAGCGGCAGATGCGGCTGCGCAGTGCCGTGGCCGGCTACCATGTCGATTTGTCGAAGAACGACGCGGCGGTGCTCTGGATGGACCAGTGGCTGCTGGACGAGGGCTGCGACTATCGCAGCGCGGCCTGGATCGAACGGGCCATCGGCGCCTGGTCGAACCACATGGCGGACCTGGGCCTCCGCCGACGCTGACGACCCTGTCCTGAACTGTCCCGAACTGTCCGAAGGACACTTCAAGACAGTCTCGGACAGTCTTGGACTGTCCACACCGACAGGGACAGGGACAGGGAAAAAACAGGGAAAGGGACATTGTCGCCCGAACCTGTGGACAAGATGGCACCGGCGAAGGGCCGAGAAAGGGGGAAGACGATGGCAAGCGATGGACAGGAAACCAGCCGCGACCGGGTGAGACGGATCCTGATCCGCCCGCTGCAGGAGGCAGGCATGGGGATGAAACCGAAGAAGGGCGAGCGTCCGGCCGAGCGCGAGGCCCGGGAACGGGCGTTCCTGGACGGTCTGGCGGACGAGCTGGGCTATTGCAGCGACCGGGTTCTGGCGGGCCTGCGCGAATGGGCCGAGGCCAGCGGCGAGGGTACGCGGCGCAGCTGGTGGCCGGGCCGGGTGGGGTTCCTGGCCACGGCGCAGCGCTACCAGCCGCGGCCGCTGGAACAGCTGCCGGCGATTGCCAGCTGGTTCGGCAGCCGGGCGGGCGCCGAGGCACGGGCGGTGCCGGGGCGGCTGGTGGCGGAGTTCCAGTTCATCGAACGCCACCGGCGGCCCCCGATCCACGACGCGGAGCGGCGGGCGCTGGACATGCGGGCGCGCGAGATCGCGGACACCGCGGCGCGGCTGCGTTCCCGTGTGGACGAGAACCGGGCCGATGCGTCCGACCGGGCGAGCCTTGATGCTCATGACGACATCGAACGACGGGCGCTGGCCATCGTGGCCGCGGGCGAGACGGCCCGCAGGGAAGGAACATCCGCATGAAACCTCTCACGACGGAAGAACAGGCGGCCATCGCGGCCTTCCTGGCCGATGGCGGCCAGGTGACCCGCTGCACGGACAGGGCCGGGAAAGAGGTGGCCCGGTTCGAACCGGTGGACCCGGCAACGCCATCCAACACCCGCCCCGGACCGGAGCCGCGGACCGTTCGCCAAATGGGGGTGCGCGAGGCGCTGGAATGGGCCTTCGGCACGGAACATGCGCGGCTGAGCTATGGCGAGGGTCTGGGCGAGACCGGCCCGGGCTTCGGGATGGAATACATCCTGCTGCAGCAGGCGGAGCTGGGGCGGCGGGTCGATGTCAGCTGGGGCCGGTCGCGGCCGGCGGACGATGCGGAACTGATCGCGGCGGCGGTGCAGGGGGCGCTGCCCCGGGCTGAGGCGCTTTGGCTGGCGGATCTCGCCCGGTCGGGAACCACGCCGGATCCGCTGGTGGGGGCTGTTCCGAGGATCGTCCCGGAGGGATGGCACCAGAACCAGAACGGCTGGCGCCCGGCCACGGCCGATGCGGCAGAGCTGGGCCCGGGCGGCTGGCGGCCGCAGCCCCGGCGGAACCGCAAGGGGGTGATCGTCGCGGATGCTGTGCGCTACACGCCGTGCCGGTGGGAACGGACCCCGCGCGAGATCGGGGCGGCCCGGCGGCGCTATCTCGACTGGATCGGGCACCTGATGACGGTGCTGGCGGCGCTGCAGCATGTGCCCCTGACCTGGGTCGAACTCACGGACGACCTGCCGCCGATGACCCCCTGGCGAAATTCTTCTTGACCGTCGAATCCCGGGGGTACTAGACAGGATGCCAGCACCACACGCGCGCCCGGCGGGACATCCCGACCGGGCGCGTTGCGTTTGGGGGAGTGCTCTTCTGAAAATCTGTGCAGCACCTGGGTGCGAAGAATTCGCGGACGCAGGCGGCGCCCGCTGCGCCCGTCATCAAAAAGAGCAGGATGTCAGGCGCGCCGCGCAGAAGGCTGCGGCCCAGGCAACGCCACATGCCGCCGCGGCGCGCGCGCTCTATGCCGATCCGCGTTGGAAGTCGGCGGCGCGTGCGTTCCTCGCCAGGCATCCGCTTTGCGGGGACTGCGGGGAGCTGGGCGTCATCGAGCCGGCAACGGACGTTGATCACATTGTCCCGCACAAGGGTGATCGGCGGCGTTTCTGGGATCGATCCAACTGGCAGCCGCTCTGTCATCGCTGCCACAGCCGGAAGACAGCCCGTGAGGTTTGGCACGCGGACCGGGGGTAGGTGAAAAACCTGTGCACCCTGCCCGAAACCGACCGTCAGACCTCCGTTTCTGTGCGGGCTGAATTGAGGAAAAAAGCCCACCTGATCAGGTCTTATCGGCAGGTGGCCGAGTTGGAGACAAGACCATGCGTGGACGAAAGCCGACGCTCGACAACGTCGTGCCGATGCGTGGCGATGTGCCCAAGCCGGTGCCTGAGCCGCACGACCTGATGTCCGAGAGCGCGAAGCAGGTCTGGGAGCGCCTGGCCCCGGAGCTGGTTCGGAAGGACCGCCTGGAACCGATCTGGGAAGACACTTTCGCGGCTTACTGCGAGGCTGTGGCCGACGTGGTCGAACTGACCAGCAACATCACGCTGGAGGGGCGGACCTATACCGTTCGGACCCGCAACGGTCTGCAGCAGAAGAAGACGGCGAACTGGCAGGCGCGCCAGGATGCGCTGTCCAACATGCGCCAGCTTGGCGCGCTGTTCGGGATGTCGCCTGTGGATGATACGCGACTGGCGAACGGAGCGCAGGGGGATCTGTTCGACCAGATCATGCGGCAGCTCGATGGATCCGGTTGATCACCCGGTCACCCGGTACGCGATCAGCGTCGTTGAGGGGGAAGTTGTCGCCGGGCCCATGGTTCGGATGGCGTGTGAACGGCACCTGCTGGACCTGGAAACCGCCGCGGATCGCGGGCTGTTCTTCGATACCCGCGCGGCCGACCGGATCGTGAACTTCGCCGGGCTGCTGCGCCACACCACGGGCAAGATGGCAGGCGCAAGTTTCGACCTGCAGCCCTGGCAGGTGTTCCGGCACGGATCGGTCTTCGGCTGGAAGCACGAGGAAACCGGGCTGCGCCGGTTCCGGTCCACCTATCACCAGGTGGCCAAGAAGAACGGCAAGACCACGGACACGGCGGTGCCGATGCTGTTCACTCAGCTGTTCGACGGGGAAGGGGCACCGCAAGGCTATTGCGCCGCCACCACACGGGACCAGGCCGGGCTGCTGTTCAACGAAATGAAGCGGATGATCCGCGCTTCGCCCGTGCTGGGCGAGCTGCTGGACGTCTACAAGGCGCAGATATCCTGCGACCGGACGGGGGGGTACATCCGGGCACTGAGCCGCGACGGGAACAGCGCGGACGGCATCAACCCGCATTTCGCGGCGCGGGATGAGGTGCACCGCTGGACGGACCGGGAACTGGCCGAGGTGGTCGTCAACTCGATGATCGCCCGGTCGCAGCCCATCGACTGGGCGATCACGACCGCGGGGGCAGACCGGGCCAGCGTTTGCGGCGAGATCCGCCAATATGCCGAGCGGGTGTTGCGGGGGGACGTGAAGGACGACGCGTTCTTCGCCTATGTCGCCGAGCCGCCCGCGGATGCCGACCCGTCGGACCCGGTAACCTGGGCGATGGCCAATCCGAACATCGGGGTGGCGTTCACCGAAGCGGATTTCCGGCGCATTCACGACGAAGCGCAGGCGATCCGGGGCAAGATGCCCAACTTCCGGAGGCTGCACCTGAACCTCTGGACGGAAGGCAGCGAAAGCTGGATCGGTCGCGATCTTTGGGACGGCGGGCTGGCCACAGCACCGTTCGATGTGTCCGACCTGTTCGGGCGGAAGGCATGGCTGGGGGTCGACCTGAGCCGCACCACCGACCTGACATCCATCGCCGTCGCGGTGCCGGTGGAGGATCAGATCTTCCTGATCGTCTATTCCTTCATCCCCAGCGGCCCGAAGGGGTTCATCGCCCGGGCGCAGACGGAGAACCGCGACTATGTGGCGTGGCGCGATGACGGCTGGCTGGAGGTCCACCAGGGCGGGGTCATCGATGAAGACCAGGTCGTGCAGCGGGTGAAATGGCTGGCCGACCGGTTCGACATCCAGGAAGTCGCCTATGACCCCTGGCGCTTCGAGAATGTCGAGAAGGCCATCGACAAGATGCGGGTTCCGCTGGTGTCGCATCAACAGGGTTACAAGAGCATGTCGCAGCCGACCAAGCGGTTCGAGCGGGCCGTCATGCAGGGCCGGATCCGGCACAATGCCAACCCGGTCCTGGCCTGGGCGGTCGGCAACGTGGTCCTGGACGAAGACGCGGCCGAGAACGTGAAGCCGAACAAGAAGAAGGCCACCGGGCGGATCGATCCGGCCGTCGCCGCGATCATGGCCGTGGGCCGTGCCGAGTTCGGCGCCCAAAAACGCAAGGCAAAGGATGTGATCATCGTATGAAGATTCTCGGGCTGGAAATCACGCGCGTCGGCGCGGCATCTGTTCCGGCCGTGCCACGCAGTGAGCCGCCGATGACAGCCGATGTCGCGGTGGGCGCCGCTGCGCAAGCGGGGATCTCGGGCTTCCTGTCGGCAGGATGGGGCGGATCCGCCACGCGTGTTCGGGGCCTGCCGCCGGTCACGCCGCAGAGTGCGGCGAACCACGGAACCGTGTTTTCCTGCTGCAACAACATCTCCGGCGACCTTGCCAAGGTGCCGCTGAAGCTCTGGCAGCGGGGCGATGGGCTGGACGTGCGGGTGCGTGAACATCCCGCGACATATCTGCTGAACGTGGAGGCGGCGCCCGGCGTTCCTGGCAAGGTGGTGCGGTTCGCTGCGGTCTATGCCTACGCCCTTCGGGGCAATGGGCACATTTACGCGCCGAGGGACAGCGGTGGCGAGCTGATGCGGCTGGACCTGCCGCGCCTGGGTGGGGTGACGATCCTGCGCGACGGGTTGCAGCGCTTCTACCAGTTCGAGGATGGGGCCGGCACGCATCGCACGGTGCCGGCACGGTCCATGGTGCATATGCGCTACATGGCCGAAGACGGGTGGACCGGCCGCAGTCCGATCAGCGTTGCGGCCGAAAGCATGGGCATCGCCCTGGCGGGCCAGCGCGCGGCGGCGCGGAATGCCTCCGGCGGCACCGCCAAGGGCGTGATCAAGCTGGCGGACGTCTACGACACCGACGAAGACCGCGAACGCAACGCCCGGCGCATCAAGGCCGCGATGACCGATCCGGACGCCGATGGGTGGATCGTCACGCAGGCCGAAGAAGACGTGAAGCGGCTGGACGTGTCGGCGGCGGATTCGGAACTGCTGGCCGGGCGGAAGTTCGACCGCGAGATGATCGCGGGCCTGTATCGGATGCCGCTCTTCAAGCTGATGAGCGTCGAAGGGGGCGTGAAGGCAAATTCGCAGCAGCAGGCCATCGATTACAAGACCGACTGCCTGATGCACTGGTCCGAGCTGGTCGAAGCCCAGATGAACATGGCGATCCTGACCCGTGAGGAGCGCGAAGCCGGGCTGTTTCTTCGCCATGATTTCGGGGCGCTTCTGCAGACCACCACGAAGGAACAATACGACGCCCTGAGCAGGGCGGTCGGCGGCCCGTTCCTTCGCCCCAACGAAGCCCGCGCCAAGATCGGCGAAGGGCCGGTCGATGAAGGCGCCATGCTGAACCCCGCGCCGAACATGACCCGCGACAGCGGGGCGCCGGCGGCGCAACAGGAGGACGACGAATGACCGTTTCCACGACCGTGGCGGGGCTGTTCACCGGGGCCCCGGTGGCGCTTGCGCCGGAACAGGCCGGGCCCTTCCTGTCGGCGCATCTGCCGGCCGAGGCGACGGCCCAGGGGGCGCAGGCCGCGGCCATGCTGGAGCCCGGGGAGCGTTACGCGATCACCCGCAACGTTGCCGTGGTTCCCGTACGGGGGCTGTTGACGCCGAATGCCTTCGCGCTGGAGCGGTGGCTGGGCTGGACCACCTATCAGGGGTTGGAGGCCACGCTTGGCGAATTGGCGGCCAACGAGGATGTGGCAGCCATCGTTCTTCCCATGGACTCGCCCGGCGGGCTGGTGATCGGATGTACCGGCGCCGGCCGTGCCGTTGCTGCCGCTGCCTCTGTCAAACCCGTTCACGCGCTGGTTCATCCTCTGGCGGCATCGGCTGCATACTGGATCGCTTCGCAGGCCACCGACATCACGATCACGCCGGGATCGTTTCTTGGGTCCATTGGCGTCCTGGGCGGTGCCAGCCATCCCGTGAAGGCGGGCGAGGCGCGCGGCTGGCAGGACTTCGTCACCGTTTCCGGTCATGCCCGTGCCAAGCGCCCCGATCCGACCACCGAGGCGGGCCAGGCCGAGGCGCAACGCGTCGTGGATGCGATGGAAGCTGAATTCCACGCGGCAGTGTCGACCGGGCGAAGCATTCCCTTGGCAGATCTGCCCGCGCGGCTGAGCGTGACCGGTGATCCGGCGGACGGGGGCGCGATCTTCTGGGGGCAGGAGGCGGTGTCGCGCGGGCTGGCGGATCGCGTCGAAACCGATGCAGATTTCTGGGCCCGCATCGGTGCGGCCTATGCGCCGCGCCAGCCGCGCGTCCGACGGTCGGCCCGGGCTGCCGCTGCAGCCGCCCAGGCAGCGATGGCGCGCGCCACGCTCTGACGCCGGCGAACATTCGAGACAGCACGCAGCGCGTCGGGGGTTCCCGGCGCGCCCCTTCGTTCCGCTGCGGCGGAAAGCATGGCTGCGCGCGGGCGCGGCACCACCATCGAAAGGAGAAAACCGATGGGTGACATCAACGATCTGCGCCGCAAACGGAAGGCCGCGGCGGACGACATGCAGGCCAGGGCCGATGCGCTGACCGCGCTTGGCGACCAGGACGACGCCACGGACGAAGCGATTGCGGGCGCCGAAGCCGCGTTCGAGGCCGCACAGACCGCGTTCGGCAAGGCCGACAAGGACGTGAAGCGGGCCGAAGCCGTCGAAGCGGCACAGGCGGCCAGCGCACTTCCGGAGCCCGGAGCGGAAGAGGAACCGGCGGGGCAGGGCAGTGCGGCCGTGGCCGCGATGGCCAAGGAGCCCGGTCTGCGCTTCGGGGCGATGCTGCGGACGCTGGCAGCGGCTGGCGGCAGCGTGCGTGAGGCGCGGGCCATTGCCGAGGAAAACGGCCAGTCCGGTCTGTTCGCGGCGGGCCAGAACATGGGCACGGGCGAGGCGGGCGGGTTCCTGGTGCCCGAGGACGTGGGCAGCGAGGTGATCGAGCTTCTGCGCCCGGCTTCGGTCGTCACCGCGATGGGGCCGCGCTTCATCCCCATGCCGAACGGCAACTTCACGCAGAACCGCCGGGCGACCGGCGCCGACTTCGGCTATGGCGACGAAACCGACGATGCGCCGGCCACCGGCATGACCTTCGGCCAGCTCAAGCTGTCGGCGAAGAAGCTGCGGGGCATCGTGCCGATTTCCAACGACCTGCTGCGCTCGGCTTCCACGGCCGTGGACCGCATGGTGCGCGACGACGCCATCGAAGATGCGGCACAGATCCAGGACCGTTACTTCCTGCGCGGAACCGGCACCGAGTTCGCGCCCAAGGGCCTGCGCTGGCAGGCGGTCGGGACCAGCTGGGAAGCCAGCCACATCCTGGACGCGAACGGCACGGTGAACCTGCAGAACGTCGACAACGATCTGGGCAAGCTGGAACTGGCGCTGGCCAACGCGAACGTGCCCTATTCCGGGGCGCACTGGGTCATGTCCCCGCGGGTGGCCATGTTCCTGACCAACCTGCGCGACGGCAACGGCAACAAGGTCTATCCGGAGATGGCGGACGGCATGCTGCGCCGCAAGCGCGTGCATGTGACCACCGAGATTCCCGACAACCTGGGCGGGGACGGGGACGAGTCGGAAATCGGCCTGGTCGCACCGCGCCAGGTGGCCGTCGGCGAACACATGGGCGTCAACATCGCGATGTCTGGCGATGCGGCCTATCGCGATGCCCAAGGCACGCTGCAGTCGTCCTTCAGCCGCGACGAAACCCTGATGCGGCTGATCATGCAGCACGACATCGGGCTGCGCCATATCCCGGCCGTCGCGTGGCTGAAGGCCGTGACCTGGGGCGCGTGATCCGCGGCTGACCTGACGTCGCCCGGATGACCGGGGGGCGAATCCACACCTTCCCGAAAGAGGACAAGACCATGATCCAGAAAAAGGACATCGGCGCGCTGATCCTGCCGATCCGCGCTGCCGCCAACGCCGCCGCGACCGCGGGCGGGTCGGGCGATTCCACCGAAGTGACCGGGGCGATCATCGACCGTCTGAGCATCGCATCGCCCAGTTCCGGGGTTCTCGCGATCCCGTTTTCGGCCGCGCTGGCCGAAGGCGAGACGCTGACCGTCGGCTGGGAAATCGAGCACGGCGACGAAGACGACCTGTCGGATGCCGCCAGCTTCGCCAGCGGCAGCGCCGTCGTGGCCACCGGCCCGACCGGTGGCGGCACCGTCACCGGGTGCTTCAACGTGGACGTGAAGCTGCGCGGCTGTGCGCGTTACGTCCGCGCCAACTATACCCCGGACCTGAGCGCCTCCGGCACGGATACGGCGGCGCTGTCGGCGTTGATGATCTGTGGCGGCATGGATCGGTTGCCGCAATGATCCGGGTGGCCGTGACGTTCAACCGAACCTGGCGGATGTACCAGAAGGGTGAGACGGCGGGCTTTCCCGCCAAGCAGGCCGATGACCTGAAAGCCCGGGGGATCGCGCGCGCCCCCGGGACGGCCGCGCCGGTCAAGACGGAAACGCCGGACAGGGTGTCGTCCGATGCCCTGAGCGCGCCGTTGTTGTCCGGTGGGACGGTGGCGTTTGGAAAGGCTTCGGGCGACGGAAATGCTGCCGCTTCGGCCGGGGATGGCGCGGATCAATCCGCCGGCGCGCCGCCGAAGCAGGGCAGGCGGAGCTGAGGTCGGTCTGGCGGGATGCGATACATTGGTGAAAGCGAAACCCCCGCGCTTGTGAGCGTGGCGGATTTCAAGAGCGCGGGCCATATCGGGGCCGACGACGTCGTCGACGATGCGCCGATGGAAAGCTTGCTGGCCGTTGCGCAGGCCGTGGTCTGCGATGCGACCGGCATCCCGCCTGCCGCGGGCCTTTACGAATTCACCTGGCCTGTCATGGGCCGGGAATGGCGGCGGTGGTGGTTCCCGTGCCGCCCTGTCACCGGGATAGTCGAAGTGGCGGTGAACGATGCCACCGGCGCATTCGTGGCGCAAAGCCTCGACGGCATGCAGCTTGTGCAGGGTTACGATGAACCTCAGCTGCTGTTGCCGGCGAATTGGTCAGGTTTCGGCGACGATGTTCACACGATCCGTATTCAGGCCACGGTAGGCAGTGACGCGCCGCCGCCGCAGCTCGGGCAGGCGATTACCCTGATCGCGCGCGAATGGCACAACGCCGGCATCCTGATCGAGGGCGAGGGACCGGCCCCGCGCCTGGGTTTCACCGGGAAGCGGCTGATCAAGCAGGTGCGCTATGCGCGTCCCCGCGTGGCGGCGCCCTGCTGATGCTGCTGGATGTGCTGGTGACCGTGCTGCGCCATACGAAAGGCGCGCGCGGATCGTTCAATGAGCCAGAGGTGACCTGGCCGGAGGCGGGAAAGGTCTATGCCGCCGAAATGCCGGTGTCATCGGACGAGACCGCAGCCGTAGGGCAGGAAATGGCCTTCGAACGGGCTTCGCTTCGGATGAGGCGCAACTCCCTGACGGACGCCATGACGACGCGGGACCGTCTCAGCTTTCGCGGGGCCACCTGGGAGATTGCGGGCAAGCGGTCCGCCGGGGGCAGCCGACGGGCGTTTTACCACGTGGACGTCCTTCGGCGCATCGACACCGACCGCGACGAGGAGTGATCCGGCATGTCCATGGGTTTCAAGATGACCGGCTTCCGCGACATCGAGAAGGCTCTGGCTGCGCTGCCGCAGGGCACCGCGAAAGGGGCGGCGCGGCGGTCGATGAAGAAGCAGCTGGCGCCGGTGGCCGCCACGGCGAACGCCCTTTGGCCCGGGTCGGAGGATGACGTGTTCCGGATCACGTCCCGGATCGCGGCCAGCCAGCTTGGCGACAGCTATGCCGAAAAGGGCAAGAGCGTCCTGAACCTGTTCGTCGGGGCACCCGGGGGGCGGGACGGCACGCCGGAAGCGCATCTGATCGAATTCGGAACCGGCCCCCGGTTCCAGAAACGCGGGCGGTTCACCGGGTCCGTGGCGCCGACACCGATGCTGCAGCCCGCCTGGGACATCCACAAGGCCAGCATGCTGGAGGGCCTGGGCAAGGAGCTTTGGGAAGAGATCGAAAAGACCGTCGCCCGACGCGCGAAGCGGTCCGCGAGGGGATGATGGAAGAGCAGATCTTCGACCTGCTCACGGGCGGGGTCGGTTTTAGCGTCTGGTGGGGAAGCCTGGGCGAAGGAACGGACCTTCCGCGGGCAGCCATCTTTCGGACCAGCGGCGTGCGATCCATGCACCAGAAGGGCACGGGGCTGATGCAAACCCGACTGCAGATCGATTGTTACGGCAAGACGTTCTGGCAGGCGCTTGGCGCGTCCCGCGAGGTGCGCGGTCTGCTCGAAGGCTATCAGGGCGGCGTGGTGCAGGGCGTTTTCCTGGAGAGCACGCGCGACGGGACGGAAACCGCAAAGGAAGGCCGGATCGGCTATCGGGACGTGGATCAGCTGCTGAAGCGCGTGTCCCTGACATTCGCGGTCACGCACAACGACTAGCCGCCGGGGGACCGGCAATCACACATCGCTGAGCAAAGGAGATCGCCATGGCGACCAAGCAGCGTATTGTCTTCGGCTCCACAACGAAATGGGGCACCGACGGCAGCACCTGGGCTGATATCCCGGAGTGCAAGGGCATCGCGGTGCCGACCATCGAGGTGGACTATCAGGATGCGACCCACCTTCAGAGCCCCGGGGGTTTCCGCGAATACGTTCCGGGCCTGAAGGATCAGGGATCGATCACCCTGCCTTGCGGCTATTCCAGCGCGGGCTATGCGCAGGCGCATGGCTACATGATGGCCGGAACGCTGGTCCATTTTCAGACCACGCTGCCGAAGGAAACGGGGCAGGCGACCGGCGATGTCTTCGAGTTCACCGGCTATGTGGCGCCCCAGCTGGAGAGCAACGAGGTCGGCGATATCATCGCCATGAACCTTGTCGTCCGGACCACCGGTCAACCGACCTTCACTGAAGGGACGGCGGCATGATCAGCGGCGTGACCAGAGACATCGGCGGGACATCCGAGACGTTCCGCATGGCCAGCCGTGCGATGATGGCGCTTGAAGATCACTACGGCAAGGGCATTGCCGAGGTGCTTTCCGGCCTTAAGGAGGGTTTCCGGATCGGCGATCTGATCAGGATCGTTTCGGAATGCGCCTGCGATGGCGCCGGCGTTGACATGGATGCCGCGGGCGAAATCGTCGATGCCCTTGGTATCGATGGTGCCGGCGAACTTATGGGCGAAGTGGCGGAAGCCGCTTTTCCTGAGCCGAAGAAGGGCGCGGCAAAAAACTCGAAGCGGGCGGCCCGGTCGAAATAGACTGGCCCGCCCGGCTTCGGGCGTGGGTCGTGGCAGGGCAGGATCCGGAGGCATGGCCCCGGGCCACATTGCGGGAAGCCCAGATCATCCTGGAAGCATCCGCGTTGCGGGATGCGCGGATCGCCTGGCAGGCGGCGACATACCATCGGTTCGCCGTCCACCAGCCGAACGACATGCCGGACCAGCCGGGCTTTGAGCGCGAGGAAGGCGTCAACCGCGAGGCGGATGTCGTGGAAGCCCGCGCCTGGATGAGGGCAGTGAGTAAAGGGGCAGGCAGTGGCAGTTGAAATCGGCGCACTTCGGGCGCTCCTGAGCCTCGACAGCGCGGCCTTCGAAAAGGGGGCGAAGCGGGCGCAGACCAGCATGGGCAAGCTGGAGCGGTTCATGTCGAAGGCGGCCGCAAAAATGACCAGCGTCGGCAAGACCATGTCCGCCCGCGTGACGGCGCCGTTGGTGGCTGCGGGCGGGCTCATGGTCAGGTCCTCTCTGCGCACCGTCGATGCGCAGGCAAAGTTCGCGCAGTCTCTGGGCACCACGACCAGCAGTATCCAGACGCTGACGCGCGCGGCCGATATGGCGGGGATTTCGCAGGGCGAGCTTGAAGGTTCGCTCCTGCGCATGACGCGGCGGATCAGCCTGGCAGAGCAGGGTGCAGGCGCGGGCGCGAAGGCTTTCGCGCGCCTTGGTATCGAGGCGCGCAACCTCGCGGGTCTTGATGCCGCCGAGCGGGTGAAGTTGATTCAGGAGCGCATTGCCGCCTTGATCCCGGCGGCGGAGCAGGCCGCGGTTGCTTCGCAGATCTTCGGGGACAGGACCGGCCTTGCCATGCAGCGGCTGGACGCCGCGACCATCGACAAGGCGAACGCTGAACTTGAGAGGTTCGGCGTCAAGGTCTCCGACATCGATGCCGACAAGATCGAAGAGGCAAACGACGCGATGTCCGCGCTTGGCCTGGTCACGACGGGGCTGGCAAATCAGATGACTGTCGCCTTGGCCCCGACGTTGAAGCGCATCGCCGAGGCTATCGCGAATGTGGCTGCATGGTTCAGCAACCTTTCACCTCAGATGAAGCAGTTCATCGCAGTCTCCGTTTCAGCCGCGGCTGCCATCGGCCCCGTCACGTTGGGGATTGGCTTGATGGCATCCGGGATGGCAACGGCGATTGGCGCTGTCCGTGCGATGGTCGCAGCCTTGTTCACTATGCGCGGGGCAATGCTTGCGACCGGTATTGGTGCGCTGGTCGTCGCTGCCGGTGTTCTGGCGAACTGGTTCACGAAGCTGGTGAACAAGGCCGGCGGGTTCTCGGAGGCTCTGAGCCTCCTTGGCGACGTGGCGCAAGAGACATGGAGCAGGATCGGCCAGGGCGGCCGGGGCCTCTACCTGATCCTCAAGGGCGCAGCCGACGGCATTGCAGCCGCATTCGTGTCGGCCTTCGCGTGGATCGCGGGAAAGTGGGATTCGCTTGTGAACGGGATGGCCGCTCCGTTCAATCGCATCATGGATGGCCTCGGGATCGACGCGCAAATCGGCGCCAGCAAGATCGGGGAGGCCCTTGGCGGCATTGCCGACGAGTGGAGCGGCAATGCGGTTGCAAACATCGCCGAAGGCGGCGCCTTGCTGAAAGGGGCTGCGACGGCTCCGATGGAATCGCTCAATGCCCTTAAGGCAGTGATGGCGGCCACCGCGGAAGAGGCGGGCGGCGCTGCCGCGGCGACTGCCGATCTTGGTGAGGCAATCAAGGACATCCCGGACCTTGAGAGCGTTACAGGTGGCGGAGGGGGCGCAGGGAAGGCCGCGAAGGAAGCTGCCGAGGCCGCCAAGAAAGCGATGCAGGAAACAGCGGCCGAAGCCGCGACGGTCGCGTCCGAAATCACGACGCCGATCAAGGATGCCCTGAAGTCCGGCGAATTCGAGTTCAGGAGCTTCGCAGATGCGGCTGTATCGATCATGCAGCGGATGGCGGACCGGATGATCGACAAGGCTTTTGCGCCGATTGAAGATGCACTGGCCAACTTGATTGTTGGTCAATCCGGGAAAGGGCTGTTCTCAGGCACCAGCTTCGGGGGAATTGGCGCGGCGGTCTCTGGCCTGTTCAGCGGCTTCAAGGGTTTCTTTGCCGATGGCGGAGTGCTGGGGGCCGGTGAGTGGGGCTTTGCCGGCGAACGGGGAATCGAGCCAGTCGTTGGTCCTGCCAAAGTCATATCCAACAAGGATGCGTTCGGGGGCGGCAATCAAATGGGCCGCGTTGATGTCGGGATCGACGGCGCCGGGAACCTTGCCGTTCTGGTCAGGAACATCGCCGGTCAGGTCGTCGGCGAGGCCAGCGCATCGATCATCCAGACCGCCCGCCGTGGCGCTGTGTCCGACGTGGACAGCGCCATGCGTGAGACACGAACCTTTGGCGGGGGGCGCCGATAGTGCCGCAGGTCATCACTTGGCCGCCGGTGTCCATCGCGGCATACGGCGTCGGCCCGACGCGACCCGGGTCGACCAGCTACGGCATGAGGGGCAACCCATACTATAGCCAGTACCGGGCGGCGCGCGAGCAGTACGATGTGGACGTTCTGAGCGTCAGCACGACGCAGGACGGTCTGGGATACCTGACGGCTCTGCGGCGCCAGTTGGACGGACAGGTCCCGCTGGTCATGATCCGCCCGCTTTCCGCCCTGCACTGGGCTGCTTGGGCGCCGCTGCTTGGGCTGCGAGGTGCCACGGATCTGGAATGGACCGCCGACGGCCGGACGCTGACATGGGATCTATCGTGGCGTGACGGCGTGGTCATCACCGCGACGGTCAAATCTGACGGCAGCTGGAACGCGATCCGCTGCACCGGCCTGCCGCCGAACCGTATGATCGCCTATCCGGACGAGATCGTGCGGGATTCAACCGGTGCCACGGCGCGGGTCCTGAAGGCCGAACGGTCTGACGCCGGCGGCGGGGCCGTGATCCGCCTGGATGGTCCGCTGGCGGCGGGCGAGGTCGTGATCGGGGCCCTGGAGAGTCGCGTCATGGAAATCACGGACTGGTTCACGCCGCGCGTGTCGTTCGGGCAGGAGGTTATGAAGATGAGCATGCGCCAGGTCTTCGCGACCGACTTTCCCGACGCCTTTGTCGAGGTCGACCCGTGGAGCTGACGCGCGGGATCGACCCCGTTCTGCTGACGGCGATATCGAACCCGGCCGGGTTCTATCCCGCCGTCTTGATATCTTCGGTCTGGCCGGATGGCACGGCCTGGGTTCACAGCGGCGACGGTGATCTGCCGTGGAACGGCGAGATCTGGTCGGGCATCGCGCCGATTGCCGAAGCTGCGGTTCCGGGCGAGCGGTCCGGGCTGGTGCCGGGCGAAGGGACGCTGACGGTTCGCGGCACGTTCGAGGCGGTTCTGTCTTATGCCGATCCCGCCGCGCGGAACGGGCTGGTGCAGATGTACGTCGCGGCGACGACAGAGCCCGGCGGCACGGTCCTGATCGGGACCCCGCACCTGGCCTTCACGGGATACCTGGACGCCAACAGCGCGGTCCTGGACGCGGCGACCGGCGATGCATCCCTGACGGTGACGGCCGGCACGGGCCCGGCCGCGCGGGAACATGCCGCGCTCTATCACAGCCCCGAGGACCAGAAGGCCCGGCACCCGGGCGACACGCTGCTGGAACGGGCGGCGGTTGCGACGCAATGGCGTTCGACGCGGATCCAGTTCCCGAATCCGGGGTGACGCCGGCCCGGGTCGTGGAGGCCGTGGCCGACATCATGGCCGGCCCGCTGATCTATGGCGGGTCGGATTGCTGTCATGCCGCGGCCGACGTGTTCCTGCGCCTGTGGGGTATCGATCTGTGCGCGGCGTGGGTCGCAGAGATCGGGACGGCCGATGTCCGGTCTGCGGGGGCGGCATTGCGCCTGATCGGGCCGCGGGGATTTGCAGTCGTTGCGTCCGCGGTGGTGGCCCGGGCCGGTCTGGTCCAGCGGTTCGAGCACCCGGGCGCACTGGGGCTGATCCGGACCGAGACGGCCGCGCGGTTCGGCGGCGTGATGGCGGGCATCTGCATTCGCCCCGGCTGTTGGGCCGGGCGCACGGAAACAGGATTCGGCATTGCGACGGATGCCGTGACGATCTGGGGAATTCGATGACGGGACTGGCCGTGGCCGCAATCGCCGGTGCTGTGGGTGCGCAGGCCGGCACGTTGGCGTTCGCGCTGATCGAGATCGGCGTCGGGCTGGCATTTTCCTACGCCCTGCAAGCGGTGATGGGGGACGATCAGGGGGAGGTTCAATCCCGGGAACAGGAGCGTGACCTGTCGTTCCCGACCGATCTGCCGGTCTATCGCTTCGTCTATGGCGAGACCCGGGCCACGGGGACGATCCTGCCGCACCCGGTGATCGGGGAATACGGCTTTGGCGTCTACCTGGTGAACAGCCGGCCTTCGGACGGTACGCCGGTGATCCACCTGGACGGGCGCGAGATTCCGTTGACGGGCGATCCTTATGACTTCACGGGAAACGGGGCCGTGCCGGCATCGGGCGACCTGGTGGACCACCTGCAGGTCTGGATCGGCCTTGGCGACCAGAGCGGTCCGCCGGACACTTATGTCAACGAATGCCCCTATGACCCGGCGACCCAACCGCTGGGCTTCCGGTCGACGGATGCCGGCGCCGGGCTGACGGTGGTCTACCTGCTGTATCGCGGCGGGGATCCCGGGACCATTAGCCAGCGCTGGCCCAGCGTGCCGCCACGGCTGCAGGTCGAGGGGCTGCGGACGCCTGTCTATGACCCGCGCGACAGCGGTCAGGATCCGGATGACCCCGACACCTGGGCCGGCACGTCCACCTTCAGCCTGAACGCGCTGGACGTTCTGCGGATGAACCCGTTCCGGCCCTATGCCGACAAGTACCTGATGATGGACATGATCGCGGCAGCGGCGGACGTGGATGAAGAGACCGTCGCGCTGGCCTCGGGCGGGTCGGAGGCACGTTACACGCTGGACGGAACGGTCGTCTTCGACGGTGCCGAACTGGAACAGATCATGGCGCCGATCATGGAAGCGGGAGCGGCGCAGATCGCCCGGATCGGCGGGCGGATCGGATTTGTTCCGGGCGAGGCATCGGCCCCCGTCTACACGGTGACGGATCTGCTGGGCGCCATGACGTTCACGAACATGGCCAAGGCGCGTGACCTGCCGACGCAGATCAAGACCGTCTACACATCGGCCGGCCGGGGCTTTGCCGATGCGGAATTGGCCCTGTGGGATATCCCGGGCGTTGCGGATGGCGAGGAACCGCGGGTTCTGACGCAGCGGTTGCCGTTCACCACGTCGGCCACCCGCGCCATGCGCCTGCGACAGATCAGAGGCTTGCGCAGCCGTCAGCAGAAAGAGCTGGGCGGGGTCCTGCCGCCCGAAGCCCTGGACCTGGTGCCGGGGGCTGGCGTGACCGTGGCCCTGGGGGCGCCCTTCGACACCCGGATCGACGGGGCCTATGAGGTCGAGGAGATGAATCCGTTCGTGTCCCCGCTTGGCGATGACGAGGGCGTTGCCCTGCGCATTCCGGTGACCCTGCGCGGCACATCGGCCGCCGTGTTCGCCTGGTCGACCGACGACGAAGAACCGGTGTTCGATCCGCCCTATGAAGTCGCGATCAACGGCGTCCAGGTCCCGGGTGCAATCAGCGCCGAAACCGGCAACAGCGTGAACCGGACCACGGGGGACCAGATCATTCCCCGGGCGCTCTTCACCTTCGCCCCTTCGCCATCGGCTGGCGTGGTCCGGTACGAATGGCAGGGGCGTGCCACGACGGGCGGCACGTGGGGTGAGATCAGCGGAACGATCCCGACCGATGCGGTGGACGGCGACGACGACATCTTTCGCTATGTCGAGGGCGAGGCGGATGTGCCCATGGACTGGCGGGTGCTGGCAGTCGCCATGATCGACGGTGTGGAACAACGGTCGGCATGGGTCACGATTACGGGTGTCACGCCGACCGTGTCGCTCACTCTGGGCAATCCGGTGATCACCAACCCGATAGAGACGTCGCCCGGTTCGGTAGAGTTCAACGTGATCATGTCGAACGATGGCCAGACCCGCGGGGTTGAAGTTCGGTCGGGTCCGGATGCGGATGTGGCCAATGCCGATCCGTTCGGGGCGCCGGTTTCGGCCTGGGCCAATACGACCATCGGCTTTGCCGAGGGTGGCCTCGGGTCCGGCGTGACGATCTATTATTTCGCCCGGACGCTGGGGCAGTTTGGCAGCGTCGGCGACTGGGTGACCAGCGCACCGGTGACCACTGCATAGGGGCGAAACCCGCGCCCCAACATCCGACCATCCATCAGACGACCGTACCCGGCTGGCCGGGCCCGCGGTCGTCGCCACACGCGAGGCAATACCATGGCCCGTCCCAATCCCTACCTGGAAACCACCGGCACCGACCCGCGGCAGTCGACCAAGGCCAAGGCCGAGGCGATGGTGCGCCGCGCGACCGATCAGATATATGACGAGTTTTCCGGCCAGCTGACCGGGACTGTGGTCGTGGGCGACTGGGACGCTTCGGGCGGGGCGTTCCCCGCAGGCGCTACCCGCGGGGATGCCTATTTCGTCAACGGCGCGGGTACGGTCGACAGCCAGGGCTTCGCCGTTGGCGATTGGCTGGTCGCGTTGGTGGATGACCCGTCGGCAACGACCTATGCCGGCAACTGGGTTCGGGGCGATTACAGTCAGGTGGACCGCGCATCGCGCTATCGCCGCAAGACCGCGGTTCAGGTCCTGGCGGACACGCTGTGGACCTACACCGACGGCCAGCCGTTTTCCGTTGTAGAAGGCCAGACGCTGGTCGCCGAAGCTCAGGGTTTCGCGTACGAGGTCGCGGCATCCGACGCGACCGACCATCACGTTGTCACGTCGCGCCCGACGACACCGGTCAAGCTGTACGCTTCCGCGCTGCCCGACGGGTCCATGGCGGCCGCGTCGTGGGGAGCCGAAATCGTCGCCGACCGGGACGATGCTCCGGCTGCAGAATGCGGTGTCGATATCATTCATGCGATCACTGCTGCGGGCTACGATGTCACGCTGGGTGGATGGATGAATGCCGAAAAACTGCTGGTTCTCACAAGCCAGAAGATCGTGGGGCGCGGTCAGCGCCGCACCGGCATCAACTTTTCCGCCACGATGGAATTTGGCCTTCGGCTCATGGGGTCGGGTGCGACCGTCCAGTCACTTGGCATCTACTCAGACTTCTCGGTCGATTACCTGGTCGACATCGGCGATGGCACGCAAGGATCGGCCTTCGGCTTCGACGCGAAAATCAGCGATTGCCGTCTTGAGGGTGGCGGGGTCAGGACCCTGCGCGCCATGGAGAATTCCAATGGCTATGCCGAGTTTTCCATCATCAGCCAGGCCGGCGCGCGCGAGGAAGGCAGCCCCGGATCTGTCACGGACCACGACCGCCACACGCTGGAGATACGAAGCATCTTCCGGATGACCGGATGCCACGTGTCGTCCGCCACCGGGTGCACGATCTTGCTGACCGGATCCGATGCGACCGAGGAATGCCGGCTGGAATTCAACGGGGGCCGGATCCAGACGGGGTATGACGGGCTGCTGAAGGTTGTGGCCTATGACCACAACTACAAGGCCAACGCCGTGCTTCAGAACGTTTACCTGGAAAACCCCGGCCTGCTGGAAGGCGGTATCACGGCCAACAACAATGTTGTCTCGTCCCTCGTCGCACAAGGCCCCGGCGCGCTTATCGAGGTCGACCTGTACCAGAAGGCATTCGGCCGCGAGGCCGACTACGTGGCGCAGGGGCTGGACGGCGGGCAGGTCTATGTCAGGGGCATGGCACCCACGATCTTCCAGGACGTCAACGCGACCCTGGACCAGGGCGGATTTGCCGAGGTCGCCAAGGCGGAAACCACACCCTATGATGTCGACATCTACGTGCCGGACCCGGGTTTCCTGATCGAAAACGGTGGCACCATCTATTCGCCGAAGTTCGACCAATGCCCGTTCACGACGGCCGGGGCCTTCGATGCGAGCATGTATAACGAGGTGTCGGACAGCGCGCGCGTTCCTGGCACCGTCCGGTTCGGCGGTGTTCCGGCGGTGCGTTCGACATCCAACGGCAGCAACGAATTCGACACCACGGATTGGGTGAGCTTCATCCAGTGCCCTGCAATCGTCGGCAGGCTCGGCATCGATTTCGATGGCCGGTCGCTGGTATCCATCCTTGCCGACGGGACGACGATTGCGCTGCCCGATTTCTTTGACAACGGTTGCACGTCCGACGTTTCGACGACCGCTGGCGAGTATCTGACGGCGGGTTCGGCACTAAAACTGACCGGGGATGGCGTGTCGACGCCCAGCGCCTACGGCTTCAGCTTCGAGATCCGGCCCGACATGGTGGGCCACTTCTTCATGATCACGACGAAGTTTGCCTGCAAGCAGGTGGGCGGCACGTTCGGCGACGCGGGGACGCTGCGCAGCCGCCTGCGTGTCAGCGGCGCGGGAGACCCCGCGACCGAGGTCGTCCCCGTCGCCGGAGAAAGCAGGCGCACGGACTTCACCATCCCCGGCGGGGTCGATGGCAGCATGACCGGCTGGGCTACGGCGGCGCACATGTTCTTTGCGAAGGAAGCGGGGAGCTTGCTTTTCACCCACTATTTCGATGGCCAGACCGTGGCGATCGACGACATCTGCCTGGTCGACAACGTGACGCTGTGGGCGCTGCCATCCGCCGACGGCGGCACCTTCATTTGAGGGACGGGGGATCCATCCCGACAATTCGACCATTCGCCTCGCCGTCGCGCGAGGCTTTCCGCATTGGAGGAACACCATGACAGACCGTTTCGCCCGGGCGCTGCCCCGGATCCTGTCCCATGAAGGCGGCTTCGTGAACCACCCGGCCGATCCTGGCGGCGCCACGAACCGGGGCATCACCCAGGCCACCTACAACGGGTGGCTGAAATCGAAGGGGCGGGGGGCGCGGCCGGTCCGGGACGTCACGGATGCCGAAGTCGCCGCGATCTACCGGGTGCAATACTGGGACGCGATCCGCGGCGACGACCTGCCGGCGGGCGTGGCCTATGCCGTGTTCGACGCGGCCGTGAACAGCGGGCCGGCCCGCGCCGCGAAATGGCTGCAGGCGGCGGTGGGCGTGGCGGCGGACGGCGTGATCGGAATGCAGACCCTGGCGGCGGCAGCGAAGGCGCCGGCGCATCTGGTGATCGACGCCATGTGCGACGCGCGCATGGCATTCCTGAAACGGCTGCGCACCTGGCCCACCTTCGGCCGGGGCTGGACCCGGCGCGTGGCCGACGTCCGCGAGCTGGCCCACATATGGGCATCCGACGAAGGGCTGGCGCCGCCGAAGGTCGCTGCCGCACCCGGTGCGGGGGCGGGGCCTGAGGGACCATTGCAGCCGGTGCTGGATGCAATCAAGAGTCCGGCCGCCCTGGGCGGGGTCGGATCGACCGTCGCAGCCGTCATCGCGGCGGCGGACGGGGACGGGCCGCTGGCCTATGCGCTGTCGGCCGTGCTGGTCCTGGCGGCTGTCGGGGCGATTATCATGCTGATGAGGCGGCCGGCGGAATGAGGCCCGCACTGATCGGCATCGGCGCGGCTGCGATCATCGCGGCCTTTGCCGCCGGTGCCATGTTCCGGGCCCGGGGCGACCGGGTGCAGGACCTGCAAGACCACATCGAAACACGCGAGAGGATCGACAATGCGCTGGATCGTCCTGACGGCTGCGCTTGGCCTGACCGCCTGCACGGCGCCTGTTGAACCCACCGGGCTGTGTGCGGGGCTGCGGCGGCCGGTGGCGGCCCTGCGCGGCGCGCTGAACCGAAATGTCGATCAGACACCGGCCGATGTTGGCGAGGCGGCAACCGACGTCGTGCTGGCGGCTGAGGCGGGTTGCGCGTGGTAAGCATGGTTTTGGACTTCATCCGGTCTCTCGGTCGCGCGAGCCGGTTTTCGGGGGACGCTTACGGCTATGCGGGCAACGTCGCGGCGCATGTGCTGATCGGAATCGGGTCCGTTCTGATGGCCGCACAGGCGGCCCAATGGATGATTGGAGAGTACCCGTACCGCTGGCGCATCTGGATCGGTATTGCCGTTCTGTACGCCGCCAAGGAAATCATCATCGACCGCTGGAACGGGTTCGACACTGTCGAGGATTTCGCATTCGTCGCGATCTATGGCGCCGGCGGCACATGCATGTCTTTCCGTGCCATGCCGCCTGGATACACCGACATCCGATTCGATCCGGCCATTGCGCAAATGTTCTTCGTCGTCTTTGCCTGGCATCTGGCGATAGGCATCGTGAAGCGTCTGAGGGAGGCCGGGAATGGACCAACAGGCTGATCTGGTTTCGCGCGGCGGCATGGCCATCGGATCCGTCGGCACCCTGTTTGGGTGGGCTGCGTCCGTCGATTGGATCGCCCTGATCGGCGTGCTGGTGCTGGTCGCGTCGTTCTTTGTGAACCTTGTGTTCCGTCGCAGGGAAGACAGGCGAAAGACCGAGCGCCACCGCGTCGAAATGGAGATGTTGATGCGGCAGCTGAACGACTGACGAGATCCGCCAGGGGCGCGTTCGCCCGCGTTCCCGCCGGATAGCTGGGACTCGAGACCCCAGACCTGAAGACCAACTGCCCCGGCGCCTGATGGCGTCGGGGGATTTGAAACCGCATGGCCTCATTGTCACGCGGAAAATGTGACCAAGACTCGACAACATTGCCGAATGTGGCCAAGGGCTCTCATCAGGGTGAGCGGATTCGCCCATTCCGATCCATGTCACGAAGCCCGAGGCGCTGGTCGGCTGCTTGACCCTTTCGAAACGAACAGGGAACAGACCGTTGCCTTTTGAGGACATCTGGAGGGCGCGTCACACCTCGTAGTTTCGCTTGGCCAAGAAGGTCTCCGGTGTCATCACCTTGGCCTTGCGCCTGGCTGTCTTGTCGATACGAACGATGCGTTCCGGCCGGTGGTCGGAGTTTTCCATTCGGCGGAACCAGAACCGGTCGGTGGGGAGGCCGTGCGGTCCCATGATCCCGCGTACCAGCGACTTGGCGAGCCCGCGATAGGGCGCGATCAGATCCATGATCCAGAAAGTGTTGCCCGAATTCCAGTCCTCGGGGCGCAGTGGCTGACCTTCCACCATGCGGCGTTCTGCATCTCGGCTCAGCCGTGCCCAGGTGAAGATGCCTCGGGGCACGTCGTCGAAGCGGAACAGCTGGAATTGTCCCAGTTCAAGCGGCGGCTCGAATGACAGGCGCACTGAGGACATGCCGACTGCCGCATGCCGGGGGCTGCGCAGGAGCAGAAAGAAGAGATCCCCATAGATGCGTAACTTCTCGGGCTCGGGTGCCTCAATCTGCGGCAGCTCCTTGCCGGTCGCGTCCACCAGCGTTCGCATCAGGAATAAGCATTCTGGGGAAGTGGGGCAAGCAGCCGCCCTTCCCAGACCCGCAGAACGGGCCGCGCCGTATGGCCATAACTGCGGCCCGCCAGTGCGGCCATCAGCCGTCCGTAGTCATCTGGCGCCAAGCCTTTGGTGCAGTAGTTTCCGGGGTGGAAGCTTTCCGTCGGCAAGTTCTCAGTGAAGATGATCTCGTGCTTGTCAAGAAGGACGTGGAAGTATTCCACCCCGCCGTCCAGCGGCACCTGCCGGATCGTGTCGCCGTTGGTTAGGGCCTTCGCCGGGACCAGGACCTCGGGCACCCCAAAGAGCAGATCCACCCCCGTACCGGACACCAATATGCGATGTTGGGGGGACAACGTCAGTGCGCGGCGCGGATGGTTCGGTCCCAGGGCACCGGCGGACACGACCACAGGCCACAGCTTCGGTGACCGGGCCAGTTCGTCCGGTGATATAGGCTTGCTGCCAATCCAGCGCACCGGCGCCGGCGGGCCGTCATGCGTGGTCACGTTGTCTCCCACTTCCAGGTCCTCGACACGCCGGGGCCCCGTGGGCGTGGCAATCAGCGTGCCCCGGGCCACGCAGATGACCAGGTTGATGATGACCGTATCCTGGTCCTGGCTGGTTCCCTGCGTCCCGGTAACAGTGAAGGTCACGACCTGGTTGTTTTCTGTGTCCAGCACCGCATCCCAGTCCACGGTGAAGGTGTAGGTGCCCGTGGTAGTATTCGTCACCAGTGTGCCAAGGCCGGGTTGGCTGAGGTTTCCGAACGTGTATCCGCCGCTGGCATCGCCAAGGTCATCGCCACCGAGGGTCACTACGTCGAAGTTGCCCGAAACGGTGGAGGGGCGGCCGTTGGTGATGTCCAGCGTGGCCGTCCACGTGTCGAGGGAACTCGATCCTCCGCCAGCGGTTTGGCCGCCAACGTCGCTGATGTTGAAAGTTCCCATGGCTTTCCTCCTCGACTATCCCGTATTTTCGACTAATTTCTGGTTTTTGCGTGTCGTGGAAAAGGCAGTGGATAGCTTCAGTGCAGCGGAGCACCTGAACTGACTTGGGTGGGAAAGTCTAGATCTGAAAGGTTGACTCTACCGTCACGCGAGACGGGTGCCAAGTTTCTGTCGCAGCCTTCACGAGCATTTCCTGATCGGCAGCACCTTTTCAGACCCGCCCGCCCGTTCCCGGATCTCGGTCAGTATTGGGCCGGACAGGTTGTTCAGCATCCCATCCCGAAAGAACTTTCTGTCGCAGTAGGCGCCCGAGCCGGACAGTTCGGCTTCATGGATATCTTCCAGAAAGTCCGTGACCACGTTCCGGAAAGCGACCAGTGCAGGGTCTGGCCATGCCTCCACGGACGCCGGTTCAAGCGTTTCTCGCTCACTCAGCTGAGCCAGAAGCTGGTCGAAATCGGGCTCGCTTTCGCTGGCGTGAGTGGTTCTAAGGAAGTTCCAAAGCACCCATTGGACTTCGTCGCTCATCTCGATCATTCCCTAGACTTGGAAGGCACTTACCAGAAGCACAGCTATTCGACTGTAAGAAGACTGCCAACCGCTCCTGCGCATATCCGACTATACGAAAGGATAGTGCGGAGTGCCTTAGGTACTTCGCCTGCGGTCAGCCGGCAGGGGACACGAACGCCATCTGGAAACCGCAGGCGAACGCCCTGGACGGGGAGAGGACGCAGGAGGGCTGTTGAGCTACGAAGAGCGCCCCGGTTCCGCACAGCATCGGTCGCCCCCTTGCTGGACAGCCTGGCGGCCCTGGGACAGGCCGAGAAGGGCCACGATGGAAGGTATGCGGCGTGCTCGGCCCTTTGCCGTCACTCGGACCAAGCGCGGCCGATGACAGGTCCTCAGCCCATAACTGACGTTCGCTCGCAACCGCGGGAGCGAACATTTGAAAATTCTTCAACTTTTTCACCCGTAGCCGCTGCCCGCTCAGGGACCACTGGGCGCGGCATGGTTGCGCGTCAGACTGGCACGGTTAGACTTGCAAAAAATCAACGACCTGCCCGAATCTGAGGCAGTGCGAGCAGGACAGATCATGCCGACTTTGAACTGGATCGGGAAAGACGCCGTCGAACACCACCATGCGGAGGTGCCGTATCGGTTGGTGCATTGTGATGGCGATCTGTCCGCTGGTGACCCGGACGCGGGCAACCTTCTGGTGCAGGGCGACAACTTGGAGGCTCTGAAAGCCCTGTTGCCGTATTACGGAGGGCAGGTGAAATGCATCTATATCGACCCGCCGTACAACACCGGGAACGAAGGCTGGGTCTATAATGACAATGTCGCCTCACCCGAGATCAAGGCTTGGCTGGGCAAGGTGGTTGGCAAGGAAGCGGACGACTTGTCCCGCCATGATAAGTGGCTTTGCATGATGTATCCAAGGCTTCGCCTGTTAAGAGAGTTTCTTCGTACAGATGGCGTTATTTTCGTCTCTATGGACGATAGTGAGGGCGGGACCGCTCGGATGCTTCTAGACGAGATATTCGGGCGCAGAAATCATCTGGCGACCGTAATCTGGCAAAAAGTGTTTTCCCCAAAGAATTCTGCCCGCTTTTTCTCTGACGACCACGAGTATATTTTTGTTTATGCGAAGTCTTTGGAAAAATGTGAGCTGCGGCTTTTGGAGAGAGGTTCTGATCAAGACGCCCGCTACAAAAACCCGGACAATGATCCAAGAGGGCCTTGGACGTCGGGCGATTTATCTGCGCGAAATTATTACGGAGAGGGTACTTACCCAATACAAACCCCCTCGGGTCGTGTCATTTCTGGCCCCCCGACAGGCATGTATTGGCGAGTATCGAAAGCAAAATTTGACGAGCTCGATGCTGATAGCCGCCTTTGGTGGGGAGAGCGAGGGGACAATGTTCCGAGGCTCAAACGGTTTTTGAGCGAAGTAAAGCAGGGCGTGGTGCCGCAAACCCTGTGGTTCCACAAAGATGTTGGGAATACCCAAGAAGCGAAGAAGGAGCTGCTGGAAGCGGTTTCCTTCGCCGATAGTCAATCTGTTTTCATCACACCGAAACCGACACGTCTGGTGAAACGTATAGTTCAGATTGCCTCCGGACCAAATGATCTAATTTTGGACTCCTTTGCAGGTTCAGGAACCACGGGCCAAGCCATTCTGGATCTCAACCGTCAAGACGCTGGCAACCGACGCTTCATCCTTGTTGAAATGGACAAGAAAATCGCACCAGAGATAACTGCCGAACGCCTGCGCCGTGTGATCTGTGGCTACGACAAAGGCGGTGACGCCGAGAATCCCGTTGAAGGGCTGGGCGGCGGCTTCCGCTATTGTCGCCTTGGGGTGCCGCTCTTCAATGAGTTTGGCGATATCGACAGCGCCGTGAACTTCCCTGATCTGGCCGCGCATATCTTCTTTGCCGAAACCGGCGTGCCGATCCCGTCCAAGGCCGATGGCGGCTCGCCTTATCTTGGCAAGCATGGCGAAAAGGTGGTCTACCTGCTTTTCGCGCCCGGCCAAGAGGGCACACCGCGCGAGTCCATGGGCAATGTGCTAACCCCCGACGCGCTGGCGAACTTGCCCGCGCCGCCAGACGGGTTCGAGGGCAGCCGCGTTGTCTATGCCGAAGGCTGCACCGTCGCGCCCGACCGCCTGAAATCCGAAGGCGTCGTGTTCAAGCAGATCCCCTATCAGGTCGAGGGCGTGTGACATGGCCGCGACCAATTTCGAGCTGAAAGAATACCAACAGATCTCGCTTGATCGGCTGACCTCTTACCTGCGCGACACCGCCGAGCAAGGCGCGGATCTGGCGTTTTACAAGGCGACCAAGTTCCCGTTCCGCAATGCGCCCGCCGTGGCACAAGGCACGCCCTATGTGTGCCTGCGTGTGCCCACGGGCGGCGGCAAGACCTTGCTGGCCGCGCATTCCATCGGCATCGCCGCGCGCGAATTGCTGACCGTCGCCAACCCCATGGTTCTGTGGCTGGTGCCGTCCAGCGCCATCCTTGATCAGACGATTGAAGCCTTGAAGACCGAGGGCCACCCGTACCGCGCAGCCCTTGCCCGCGACTTCAACCGCAATTTCACCGTGATGACCAAGACCGAGGCCTTGGCCATGTCGCGCGCCGACGCGACCGGCGGAGCGGTGGTGATCGTGTCCACCATCCAATCCTTCCGGCGCGAGGATGACAGCGGCAAGGAAAACCCCGAGGGCTTGAAGGTCTATGAAGACGCGGGCGCGTTGATGGATCACTTCGCCAGCCTGACCGAAGAACAGAAATCGCCGCTTGATCTGGTGGAGGGCACGAGCCGCCCGGTGGCGTCGCTGGCCAACCTGTTGCGTCTGCACCGGCCCATGGTGATCGTGGACGAGGCGCATAACAGCCGCAGCGATCTGTCCTTCCGCACGCTGGCGCGGTTCAGCCCGTCGCTGATCTTGGAGCTGACCGCCACACCGCAGACCGAGCACAAGCCCGAGAGGGGCCAGCACGCGTCCAACATCCTCTATTCCGTTTCCGCCGCCGAGCTGAAGGCGGAAGAGATGATCAAGATGCCGATCCGCCTGACCACGGACGGGGAATGGGCCAAGACCGTGGGCGCGGCGCTGGATTGCCAGCGGATGCTGGAGGAAGCGGCCAAGGCCGAAGAGGCCGAGACCGGCGAATACATCCGCCCGATCACCCTGTTTCAGGCGCAAAGCGCGTCAAAGACCGACCCAACGCGCCTGACGTGGGAGACCATCGAAAAGCACTTGATGGAGGACCAGCGCATCCCGAAGGAACAGATCGCGGTTCACACGGGGCCGCGCAAAGACCTTGATGCGATTGACGATATCCGGGACCCGAAATGCCCGGTGCGCTACATCATCACCGTGTCGAAGCTGAAAGAAGGCTGGGATTGCCCGTTCGCCTATGTGCTGTGTTCGGTGGCCGATCAGGTTTCGCCCGTGGCGGTGGAGCAAATCCTGGGCCGCATCCTGCGTATGCCGCAGGCCAAGCGGAAACGGCGAGACGCGCTGAACCAGTCCTATGCCTATATCGTGTCGCGCAGCTTTGACACGACGGCGCAACAGCTCAAAACCGGCCTTGTGGAAGGGGCCGGGTTCAACCGCATGGAGGCCGACGATATCGTCGCGCCGCAGCAGAATTTGGGGTTCTCGGAACAGGCCGACAAATACCAGCACAAGTCCGATCCCTTGCCGGAGGATACCGCGCAGCCCGAGACGATCATCGCGGCCATCGCCAAACTGCCGCCTTCGGTGAAAACGCGGGTTTCGTTTGACGCTGATACGCGAACACTGTCCTACACCGGGCCAATGACCCGCGAGAGCCGCAACATGCTGCACCTCGGACTGGCCGCCGTCCCCCACGTGGGCAAGGCCATCGACCGGCTTTATGCGAAGACAAACAACTTCCAGACCAGCGTCGCCGATGATGAGGACAAGCCGCCTTTCATTGTGCCGATGTTGGGGTTCCGCAAACAAGGCGAGCTTCAACTGTTTTCACAGGAGCAATTTCTGGACCTGCCGTGGCGGCTGGACGCGTGCGATGTGAGCGACATAAAAAATCGGTTCCGGCCCTCTGATACGAGCCGAACCGGTACGATTAATGTCAGCGATAAGGGCAAGGTCGAAATCAACTTCATCAACCAGCTACAAGGCCAATTGGCGGGCGTCATTCGGGAGCCGACTTGGACCTTGCCGCGCCTCGCCAACTGGCTGGACAGCGGAATCGTTCATCCCGATATCACCAAGCCAAGCGCGGTAGTTTTCATATCCAAGGCCATAGACGAATTAGTGGCGTCTGGTATCGCGCTGGATTTGATGGCCCGCAACAAGTATGATCTTCGCAAAGCACTTGCGCAGTTTATCAAGGACCTGCGCGGCGAGCGTGAGACAAGCCAGTACAACGCCCTTTTTGCGGCCAACGCCGAGGACTTTCAGACCAGCGCGGACCTGTCCATCATCTTCGATGAGCAGAGCTACGCGCCAAACCGGCCCTATTCCGGCGCGACAAAGTTCAACAAGCATTACTTCTCGCTGATTGGCGCGTTTGACAGCGACGAAGAGCGGGACTGCGCACTGTACATCGACCGGCACGAAAAAGTCCGATACTGGGTGCGCAATATTGACCGGAAGCACTCGTCCTTCTGGCTGCAACTGCCCCACGGGAAATTCTACCCCGACTTTATCGCAATGCTGACCGATGGCCGCATTCTTGTTGTGGAATACAAGGGGGAGCATCTCTATGAAGGGGAGACGATAAAACGGCAGATTGGAGCCGTTTGGCAAGACGCCAGCAATGGGCACTGTCTTTTTTGTATGCCCACGGCACGGGACTTCGCCTTAATTGACCGCACCCTTGAATGAATTGACGGCATTACCCAAAAAGCATTGAAGCGCTCGTCAAGAGTTTCTGCATCGCGCGCTTGGCCCGGAACGACTGACGCAGGGGCACGAGTGTGCCCAAGTCATCAGTCGTATGTATTCAAGGCTCAGAGACATGATCCTGGCGGAATGTCTGCTTCCATGTCTTGGCAAGGGTGCGTTCGCATCCACAGAGAAGGTCCGGAAGCCGCCGACTCATCTCGATTCCGGACGTCGTGCTGCGGCGAGCTAGAAGAGGTCTGGCTATGGCCGCCCGATCTTCGTGGTGCAGCCAGCAGAATAGTGCAATAGCGCCCAGCCCCAAGGCTTTGAGGACTTCTCGGCGACCAGTCGGGCTTGTATCGAACTCCAAGGGATTACTCGCCGCAGGGCAGCGCACTGGCTGGCGTTGCGAGCCGGTGCAGCGACAGCTGCTTTTGCGGCTAGCCTAAGCTCGGCCTCCGGTACGTTCAGCGCCTCAGCCAACCACAATAGCATGGGCGCGCACTGGATGTGATTATATACATATTCGGCACTGCGATTTCTCCCAACAGTTCGACCGTAGGCTCCCGGCCCGCTATACTCTGACAACCAGCCCATCCAGTGTTCTTTCTGACTTGAGTACCAAGCTCCAAATCCGACGCCTTCACCTAGTTGTCTCTCAAGCTCTTGATGAGCGGGGAGATCCGCGTGGAGATAGCGTATCCGTCTTCTCAGCTGCTTCGGGGTCATCGTCTCTTCTCCCGCACGAAAAGGTCGCTAGCGCCCGTTTCTAGAACGGGAAGGTTCCGGAAATTTTCCTTGTTTCAATGCTATTTTAGGTTGGGCTGTATGTGCGTCATGACCGGCGATGTGGCCGTTGTACTATCACATACCCTAAGCAAAATTCTACTCCTTGCGCGTTCCAGCCGTGCGCCGAGGACGCAGAGAATGTCGGCTCACCGCCGACTGTGTCGCAACGTCGTGACCGGCCCAGAGCCGACCTTTGATCCATCTAAGCTGACCGGGGCCTACCTGCCCTGAGCCGACCTTCGCGCCAGGAGCGGCAGATGGCCGCTTCCAGCCCATAGCAGACCTGTTCATTCGTCATGACAGGCAGAATTCAGCCCCCAGCACGAACATCCGGGATGCCCAGTTAACCGAAAAATAACTAGTTCTCATGGCACCTCAAAGGAATTAGGATTAAACCCTTGCAAACGAATGGAAGGGCTAGAGGGGCGAAGCAATGGCGTATCTCGCACGGTTGAAATCAGGCAACTACACTGACTCTGACATCAAGGCATTCTACATAGAAAAGAGGTACGACTTCGGACCCTTCATTCGCGAGGTTGGGGATTTTATTGCCCACCCGAAACGCAACAAAGGAGGTTCCTTTGATGCCGCAATTGGTATCTATTCGCAAGTAGCTTTTTTTCAGAGATATCAAGGAAAGGACAAAAAGCCATTGGAGCCCATCGGGGATTGTGAGTGGTGGCTGAAACCTTACCTTGACCGAAAGGTTGAATGCTATCCTCCAACAGTGCTTAAGGATAAACTTAAGATGTCCAAGTCTGAACTGAAGAAGAAAATCAATTCTTGGTTCCCTTGCAAAGAACGCTTTCCCAAAAGGATTGAAGCACTCAATCCCTTTGAGTTTTATGATGTAGTAAACTTCTTCTGCAGGTTGATGGGCAACAATGCTGCTTTCCAGGCGGGCAAGGTCAAGAATGAACTAAAGAAGGCGCTTAAGGAAAATGGCATAGCATCAATAAACATTGATGACTTCCTGATAGGGACCGCGACAATATTAAATGGGATGAAGGTTGAGTTGGCAGAAGGTGTGACTGCAAACATCAGCATAGGGGTCAGCAAACAAAGGCACACAAGAGTATCCGGCGGCGCCCCCGAACTCCTAGCAAGCGGAGGCTATCTTGCGATAACCCATCCAGATGGGCCGCTAGAAATCTCAATCCAGACAGAAACACCCAAAGAACATAATCTGGTTGATGTCGGGACTATACTGCTGGACACAGAAATTGATACCGAACGATACTTTGATCGTTCTCTTATTCACTATCCGCACCCACAATTGCCGCAACTCAACCTGAAACAAGATTTACAGTTCGTTTCGAGTGCGACACCCAACGTAACAGCCTGTTGA